ATCTTTCATATCAAACTCCATACGAGTAATATCAGGAGCTGGAAGCTCTTTGGCTTCACTTATATCTGCTTGAAGTGCAAACCACATACCTATAATTGTAGCCATACCAAAACCTATAGCTATTAACGTTTGTATACTAACTTTAAAGCTAGTGTTTTCATTTAATTCTTTTGCCATTATTTTTCACCACATTTTTTAGATGGATTACCTACTTGAACCCAGTTTTCTTTTTTAAACCAATCTCTTAAAGTAGCACCTTTTTTACGAGCGCCTTTAACAAAGCTTTTGCTTGATCTCTTGTATTTACCACCTTTAGCAGCTTTTCTTTTAGCTCGCACTACTTTAGCGCGCTCAGAAGCAGACATGCTACGAACTTTAGCAGCAGGTAGGCACACTTTTTTAGTGCCTCCACCTTTTACTTTACTTCTTTTTAATGGTGAAACAAGTTTAAAAGCCATTTACTTTTTCATTTTCATTTTTAGTTTCATAGCTGAAACTTTTTTTAATTTCATTGCAGCTTTTTTCATCATCATTGTTGAATCTTTCTTAAGCTTCATAGCAGCTTTCTTCATCTTCATAGCAGCTCCTTCTTCTTTTTTCATCATCATAGCGGCTTTTTTCATTTTACTAGGAGAAGCTAATATAGCTTTTTTTAAACCTTCGTTTAAGTTTTTTTGATTTCCTTTTAAAGGTTTTTTCATAGCAGATTTTTTAACTACTTTCATTGGGGCTTTCTTTTTCATTTTAAATTTTGTTTTTAATATGGTTATACATTTCTTTACCAAGTTTTTCGCCCATTTTACTGTCAGATTTATAGTGCGCATGAGCGACATTACGACTATAAGATATATTTTTTGCAGCTTGTGAAAAAGCTGATTTTGCTTTAGGATACTTATCACCTAAAACTAAAGATATTAAAACACCTTGAGTTGAATGTCCTGAAGGATATGAAGGTGTTTTCATAGAGTTCATCTCTATATCTTTCATTTTTATATTAAGTTTTTTAGCTAGTACTTTAGGTCTTGGTCTATTAAATTGTTTTTTTAGTTTTAATATTATTGGTGCTGATGAGTTTATTAATTTTTTAACTATATTTTTATCATAGTTTTTTATATCTTTTTTTTCAGCAAGTTTTTTAAAAACTTCTTCAATATTATCGTTATCTTTAACAAACTTTTTATTTATAGGTATTTTGTTTAACTCTTTAATCTCTTGCATTGTATCAAAAGTGTTATTACCAGGTGGCTTCATCTTTTTAAACTTAGATATGTCAAAGTCTTTAAACATCTTTTCTTTGTCTTTTTAACTTAGCTTTAGCAGCTTTAGCAAGTCTTGCCTGCTCCATTTTACCCATAACCTTAGCTCTTTGTTCTAATACAGTTAATATTTGTATTTTACGAGCGTAAGGTTTATTTATATTCATTACTTTACGTATAGTAGCTCTAGCATCAGCTACTGTAGCAAACTTAATACTAACAGTATCTTTTGGGTTTTCATCAGTATATAATCTTCTACCACTACCTTTTGGTTTTTTACCAGTACCTACCACTGGATCTTTACGTTTTTTATTTGGTGAAGGCCTGTTTGTTTGCATATTTATAAACCAATTACATAACTGTTTATCTCTAGGTGTTGCATTAGGTCTAGCTTTTAATTTTTTACATTTATCTATAGTTACATCACCTCCGTATATTTTTGCTATTCGAGCTTTTAAAACTCCTCTATAAGCTTTTTCTGCCATTATGCTTTGTTTTTACCAAAAAGTTTTCTAACTATATTTTGTGTTGTTTTCATTTTAGCAGCATAGCTAGGGTTTTTCTTTCTATTAAAAACTATTTGTTGGTTTAAACTAGCTATTGATCTAGATAATGTTTTACGAGTTCTTTTTATAAACTGCGCTAATTTTCTAGGCGGTAAAGTTTTAAACTTACCTTTAGCATCAGGCGCATCAGAGTGTTTAAATTCACCCATACGTTTTTTCATAGCGCTTTCTAACTTTTTAGCTTGACCAGCATGTGTTTTGCTAGCTTTTTTAAGTTCTGAAATAACTTCTTTTATTTTATTATTATTTAATTTAAACGCCATTATCTTTTTTTCTTTTTTCCACCACCAAATCTACTTGGACCACCAGCTCTAGTACATCTTACACCCCAACCAGAAGCATAAGCGCTAGGCCATACTTTAAACTTACGTTTTGCAGCAGCCTTACAAGCTGCAGATATTTTTTTTAATGCTGAACTTTTTTTCATGTTATGTATTTTAACAGTTCCATCTGCGTCTAGCAGCTAAACCTCTTTTACTTTTCCAGTTTCTTGATCTCGCGCAAAATGATTTTCTACGCTTAGCAGCTTTACTACCTTTTTTAAGTCTTGAAGGCGGTGTTGTTACTGCTGTTTGTAACTTACTACCAGGATTTTTACGTCTATACTCAGCAACACCTTTTTTCGTCATACCACCACCAGCTGCTGCACCTGTACCTGTTGATCTTGCTTTATTAAAGTTTTTACCAGGACCTATAGTTCTACGCACGTCTGGTTTACGTTTACGCTTACTCTTACGTTTTTGCATCGGACTTTCATCTTCCGTTAAAAACTTTGGCGTTGTTGCTGTCATAAAAGTTCTTCTTCTACCACAAGAAGTTTTAGGATACGGATGATTTTTTTGTACGTAAGGCATACCTAGAATATTACATAATTCACTCCGCACTTAAAATCATACCACTCACGATTCCAGTACTTATTATACTTGCCTTCTATAAACAAACCTAAGTGTTTTGTTATTTTAGTTCCAAATATTAAACCACCTGAGTAATCATACCATTGTCCACCTACAAAATTGTGATACGAGTATTGTCCTTTATCATCGTAATGATATGGCATTAAGTTACCCCAACTATGCAACCAAAAGTTCTTTTTATAATGATAATAATCAAAACCTAAAACAATTGAATATTGAAACTGATTATCTAATTCATTACGTTTTTTATTTACATAATCTTCTAAAACTTGAGGTATAATTAACTCTCTCCAAACTTCAGCGCTAGTAGCTACTATGTTACCATTTGGATCTTTATATTCATTTTCAAACACATCTATATTATAACCTTCTTGTATTGCTAGTTGAGTATAATGTATGTAGTCATTTTCTAACTGCCACTCTGCTAACGGGTCAAAACCGTAAGGTTCTGCTAACCTTGTAACACCACCGATGTTAAATGATAATTTCTTTTTACCACGTATTCTAAATCTTTGCGTAGCTTCGTAATACTCTATATCTGCAAAACCATCTTTCATATACTCTACCTTAGTCATCCAAGTGTTTCGTATATATCTAATAAAATGATGTTGATCAAAATATTCTATACCTTCTTGTCTTTTATAATCTACTTCAAATAAAAACTCAAAAGGTGATAAACCAACAGTTGCAGCATCGCTATAAGATGATTCAGTACCATCTTTAAACTTACTAATATCTTCGTAGTTAAAACGTTTTATTTTACGTATACCTAGCACTAAAGAATAATCAAAAGGCGTAAATACAGTATCGTAAACAACTGAACCATTGTTTATAGAATATATATCTCTATCAGCTAACGAAGTGTTACCGTTTGCTGCTACATAAAATGTAGAAAACTTAAACGCTTTTTTAAATGTTTGTGAGCAACACTCTTTTGGAGTTGCGCATGAGGTTAAAATAACCAACAATATAATAAATAATCTAATCATGATAATGACATCTTGTTTTAGGTTTGTTAACCATAATTTTACACCTTTCTCCATCTGATTTAATTTTAGTACAACGTTGTTGTTGTTTTTTCTTTTCTTCTTTTTTCTTTTCTCTTATTTCTTTTTTTAATCTATCTCTTTTTTCATATTTACTTTCAATACCTAAACTCCACTGATCCCAACCAAGCGCTACAGCAATACGTTGCCATGTTTCGTTATCTTGATTTAAAGCTGCAGAAATATTATCTATTTTTCTAAAACCTCTATCAAGTGGTAAGTTGGTTGCGGCAGATACAACATTACCTGTAATATCCCAAACAGGGTTATCTAGGTCAAACGTATTCATTTCACCCATAACTTCTTTGTTAAACTTGTATGTTTGGAAACCTCCTTTGTAAACCTTACGAGCTTTAGAGCCTATAGGTGGAGAAACATTAAGTAATTCTACTAAAACATCACCGTAATCAGCTCTAAAACCTTTTTCACTTTGTTCTCTAAACTCTAATATTCCATTTTTAATAGCAGCTACTACAGCACCAGCCAAACCAGCTCCACGTAATAATGAGTCGAGCATACTATTTAAAGTTCTTCCTGCTTTTTGACTTAACTGCTCATCATCTTCTTCATCATCAAAAGCTAATCCAAACAAAGCTTGTTGTAAAGCAGAGAATATAAAACTTTGTATAGCTCCGTAGTATATTATTCTTGATACGTTACTTCTCCAGTCGCCACGTTTATTACGT